TTAGGCTGCGCCTGTAGTACCGAAGATACCTCTCCAATCGGTGAAACCGAATGAATATCTCTCAGATACTTTATAGCGTAAGTTCCCTGTCTCAAAATCACCTTCAACAGCTTTTTTAAGTGAACGTCTTACGAAGTGCTTCATACCATCTGGCACGTCAGTCATCATAAAGAACGCATCCGGGTCAGTTAGACGCTGGTTAACTGCTACGCCACCAGGGATCATACCCATAGATTTCATAGCGTTAATATCATTGTCAGCTGTACCTGGTCTTAGGTTACTGTTAACGATTCTTTCAGCAACGAACATTAACTCTGGTGGAACGATCAACTTCTGACCTGTTGCTGCAACCGGAATACCTCTATCGTCTGTCATTTCAGAAATCTGAATTAACATTGTCTCAAGAGATGTTTCGGATAAGTCAGCTGCAGTTCCTAGAATGTTGGATGCAGTTCCGCCACCGCCTAATGGGTGAGAAGCACTAAGCATAGCAACTCCGTCACCACCTGTTACTGTTGTAAAGCCATTGTTTAAGATATTAGCACCTTTGATTTCTTTTGTGTGCTGCATTGATCTAGCTAAAGCTCTAGCGTATTTTGCACCAAGAGAACCGTAAAGACCATCTTCTTCAGCTTCCTCAGTAATTGAGAATGCTAATGCGATTGTCTCGTGGGTATATCTTGCTACAATACCTTCTCTTCCTGATTCGTAAGAGATGGCTGCGCCTTCTGCTTTAGTAGGAGCTGCACCAAAACCAATCATCTGTACATCTTCTTCAAAAGCTTTTTGTGATTGCTCAACGGAGAATATTTCTCTCCACTGTTCTGGGTAACGGTCGTATTCCATACCAAAAATAGTGTTGAGACCTAAGTTAAGCTGTTTTGTAAATAAAGATCTATTTAATGCCATAACTTATTATACTCCTGCGCCTTGGGTTGCTAATCTATGCTGGTTGATTGTTACCTCAACTTTAGCATTTTCCCCAAAGTCATTATTTGGTTCATCTACTTTTCTTAGAACTCTAAGAACAAGAGAACCTGTTCCTAAAGTATCGTTGTCTAACTCATGTTGTGAGTAGCCATAAGTAGAATTACCTGCTGTTAGTAGAACGTTTGCTGTTTCACCAATATTAGCTTGAGCAATAGAACCGTTACCGGCCTGTACTGTGTAAGTAATCATTGGATCATCATACACATAAGCTTTAATTGATGTGTTAGCTTTTACAGTAGTGTTAGCAGTCCATCTTTTTAAGAACCTAACATCTCCTGTAGTTTCATCGACATATTCAACGCCGTAAAATACTCCAATCGCTTTATCTGAATTAGCGAAAGCATCTAAATATCCATCTGATCCGAGATCTACGATATCGCCAGAAAAGAAATTAGTTGCTTGGCCGTTTTCGATTAGGTATTCATTAGCCCTGATTACGCCGCCGGTTAAGTGTCTTTTAGGCACAAAACCATTTGGTGTGTCTGCGTTAGCCATTTTATATTTACCTCCTTAAAATTGCCATTGCCTTACTCACCACCTGTTGTCGTTTTAGATCTATGGTCTCGTTGAATAGGATTACCTGGTTGTTCTGCTCTATGTAAGTCGTTTTCGACTGATAGTTCCTGATTACGTGTTTTATTTGCATAATATTCATTACGCTGCATAATCATTTCCTCTGGCATTTCACAGAGAACCATTCCTTCAACGCCAATGTAACCGGCGAACTTACCATGCTCAACAGTAGCTACGGCGAAATCTTTAGACACTGTCTTTGGATCTCTTGGTTGCCAACCTTCTCGCATACGTTTCGCCCAATTAGTTGGGTTATCTTGACCTAAAATGCTAGTCGCTACCCAACGTTGCTTATATCCTGGCCTCGCTGGGGGCGCCTCTAACAATGATGGCGGTCTCCAAGCTTTTTTACGAGAAAGCTCATCTCGTGTTTCTTTAGTTGTCATTATCAGGCTCCTTTACTGTTTGTCCTGTGTTGAAAGACTTGCAAGTTCTCTTGCATATCTTTTCAGTGCCGCTGGATCGCTAATATCTATACCGAACTTTCGAGCATTGCTCAAATCATCGGCCGACAGCTTAACGCTCTTAGCAGAACCCGATGTTGATCGAGAAACACCTGCAACTGGCGATTGCACTCTCTTCTGTTCCAAAGATACAACCTTTTTATCTTCTTGTGAAGTGTTTTTATCTGCGGTTTCTTGCGGATTTATTAAGTCAGGGAAGTATTTAGACATTCTTTTATCCATTTCTGCATAATAATCAGGATCATTAATATCA